AAAAAAATGGGTCGTAGACCCAGGTCGCATCAGTGTCGCCATGGCGTTCAGGTTTTACCCTGGCCGTGGTCACGCCTCCGATGTGTACTCAACGGACACAAGTCCGTTGGAGAGTTAGTACTCTCACATAGTCGTGGAATCGACTGGGGAAATGCACAATTTCCCCCATGAAGAGTTCTTCTTCAGTGACTGTCAAAGGACAGCCGGCTTCAAACTCAGTGAAGTCACAGTGCAGGATTGAACCTGCATCCTCGATGACTTGGTAATCGTCACCGATTGACGTGAGCGCAAGAGCTTCGTCCATCCTACCCACTAAGTACAGGATAGGATCAAGGCAGACCACGTAAGGCTGCCTGTAGTCTTCTAAAGAAGACATCACACCCTCCAAATGGCGGAAGGCGCGGAACCCGAGTTTAATATCTCGGGTAACGATAACCAAATTAGGGTTATCTCGTATAAGTCCCATGACATATACGTCACTCTCAAAGTATTCTGAGAGGCGATCCGCAACACGCGGAATCAGAGGTTCACCAGTATTTATGAACCTGACGAGATCATCCATAGATTGATCTCGAAGGGTCAAGTTACGCTTGACCCATTCGTCGAACATCTGTCTGTCCGACGCAGGAACTACTCCACGGAAGTTCCAGCCCATGCCTAAAGTAGCATGGGGCACCACTTCGTCCTTATTGACGAAGTATTCATCCACATCGTGGTAGATGAAGCCTGGATCCATCCAGGTACTCCTAAATCTCTGATAGGAGAGGAGCACCTTTGATGAAGGTGCCCCGAAGTTTCGACTAATATCGAAAACTGGCTCGGGAGGATCCCGACCCTGAAAGATGTACCTATAGTACACCTCTTTACACAGACGAATAAAAGTCTGCGTAGGACGTTCCAAATGAGGAATGTCGACAGAATTAATGAGCATTCTGCCCGCATCCGACGTAGGTCGGATGATCGCGCTCTCAGGAAGGAGCGCGGCAAGTCCCTCAATTTTAGGGACGTACAGGTGGTGCTTGGTTACCACCTTGTCGAACCGTTCACTGCGAACGAGTCGGAAGGAAAACTTATTTTCCAGTAGTGAGGCCATGCGGTATCTCACCTCGGTAACGTTCTGATGACGTGACCGCTTTTCCACGACAAAACGTAGAAATTCCGGCGTATGTGGAAATGCGCCGTCACCCCCGATTTCAACGGGGATGAAAGGACAGAGTGTATCTTTGTCCTGAGGTACAACTATATGTTGTATCAACACTGCTCGCGCAAATGCAGCAGCGGCAGGTCCATTGTTCTTGTGGACCCACAGACTCTCCTTACCAAGGAGGGCGAATCTTCCCGTATTTGAGGAAGAATACGCATCCGTCTCGGAATGCGTCGGGATAAGTAATCTTATCCTAGGGTAGTCGAGGTAAAATAACTCGGCTCCCCTCCTCATCTGTACCCTAGGGACTTGATGAGGATGCTGCGGAACAATGCAGCCCTCCTCGCAATAGAAAGCGAGGCTGTCGGAGACAAAAGTGTCTTCGTCAGAGATGCGCATACCGCATCTCCGGAGTTCATACTGAACCCGCTCTAACCTTGCCTTAAGGTTAGAGAGGACGATTAAATCATCGCCCACTAGACTGTATACAGTCGCGCCTGCCATTCTGCAAGCGTAGTCATTCACACAAGTTAGAATGATCTTGGTGAACATGTCACCCATCGGCCAGCCTCTGGTCGATACAACGTAGCGATATGCCGCGTTATGTTCTCGAAACAAATATATTCGAGACT